GCACGAGAACTGAGTCAGATCGAGATGGCGATCAACGCTTCGAGCTTGCTCAGTGCACAAGAGAAGAAGCGTGTAATGGTAGCCATTGGTGAGCAGCATACCAAGTATGTAGACAGCCTAGAATCAGAGGAAACTGCCCTGAAAAGCATTCAAGCGGTGCAGCGTGGTACAGATGCGATTCAGCGGCTACGCACGGATACAGCTGACATTTACAAAGAGCTCGAAGTTACTAAATACCAAAACAGGTTGGAGAGTGAGGGAGTGGCGCCCGAGCGGATTGCTGCCGAGGTCGAAAAGCTTCGGCTAAAGCAATGGATGACGCAGGAGCAAACGCGCTTGAACGAAGCTCTGGAAGAACAGCGCAAGTTGTTAGACGAACTTCAAAAGCGAGAGAAGCCCAAGAACGAAAAGGACAAAGCCGATCTGCAGCGTCGACTCGACGAAGCTCTGGCAACAATCAAGAAACTGCAGGAACAGCTCGGCCAGTTGCCCAAGGAAGGACAGAAGAAGGCGGACGCAATCGACGCCAAAGCCGGTGAGGTTCAGGACCCCGTAGAAAGTCTCATCGGCCGCTGGAAGCGCGAGCTCACCGACACCAAGGCCATGGTGGCGAGCCTGGCCCAGACCATCCAGTCCGAGCTCGGCAGCGCCATGTCCAACGCCGTCAGCGGCGTGATCAACGGCACCATGACGGTGCAGGAAGCCTTCGGCCAGATGTTCGCCAACATCGGCCGGGCCTTCATCGAGATGGCGACGCAGATGATCGCCAAGGCGCTGATCCTGCAGGTACTGGGGCTGTTCGCTGGCGGGACGCCCAGTGCATTGGTCAAGGGGGTCGATGTACCCATGGCGCAAATGCCCGCGGGCATGCAGTTCCGCGCCTCCGGCGGCCCCATCAGCGCCGGGCGCCCCTACATCGTCGGCGAGCGCGGCCCCGAGCTGGTCTTCCCCGGCGCCGACGGCTACGTCCTGCCGGCCGACCGCACGGCAGCTGCGCTGGCGCAGTCCCGCGCCGCCCTCGGGGGTGGGGGCAGCTCCGCAGCCGGCAGCAACGCCTTCAGCGAGAACCGCGACGCGCTCAGCACAGCTACATCCATGTCCCGAGAACGGCAAGTCGAACGCTGGCTCACGTCCGGTGCGAGCAGCACGGAGATCAAGTACAGCCGTGTGGGCGCCGGCGATCTGCCATTCGTGACCGAGCAAGACATGCTGCAGGCCACTCGCCTCGCGGCTCAAGAAGGCGCTCGCATGGGTCAGCAACGCACGATGGCCGCGCTGAAGAACAACCCCGGCGCCCGCCGCACGATTGGGATCTGACATGGCTGAGATCGCGATTGGCACCTACATCCATTTCCAGCTCGCTGGTGGCGGAGCAACCAACTACGCCTTTCAGAACTTCCACTCGAATGAGAATCGGGAGTACGGTGGGCTGAACTATATCTACGCGGGCTTCGGGTTCAGTGGTAGCACTGTTGATCTGCAGGGCAGCAATATCCGAGCCTCATTGGTGTTTGCTGTTAGCCCACTGCTTCTCAACTTCATCCAAGAAGCTGCCGACCAACAATGGGTCATTCGAGTTCGCACCGTGTGGCTCGAACCTGACACTTTTGAGGAAACCGGCACTTTCACTGAGGAGGTGTACCAAGTGACTGGCTTTCAGCACGACGGCAGTCGTCTTTCGTTGGACCTGAGCAGCCCCCTCGACGCCGTTTCGGGCCAATCCCCGAAACGTGTTCTCACCCAATTCCTCGTCGGCAGTCTGCCGGCAACCGGCCAAATCGCCTTCCAGTGATGCTGAGTCCGTCTGCCCGCCCTATCGCCCTGCTGCCCCAGGACCGCGAACTGATCACCGTCCTCGGTTGTAGCGAGAGCGAGTACCGCCAGTTTGTGCGCGACTGCATCAAGTACAGCCGCCTAGAGCCCGGAAAACCGGTCAACTTCCTGATCATTCCATTCCTGATTCAGCTGGTTATCGGGATTGCGCTGTCGTTGGCTGCCAGCCTGCTGTTCCGCCCTAAGGCGCCCGGCCGACCCGCCGAGATCCGTCAAAGCTCGCAGCCGGGGCAAAACGTCGTCGGCCGCTCCGAATTCGCCCCTAAGGCTGGCTTCGACTCACTGCAGAACGTCGTCGAGCTGGGCTCCACCATCCCATTGGTGTACGCGAACCGCGAAACAATCAATGGTGTGACCTATGGCGGTGTCCGGGTCAACACCAACTTGCTTTGGAGCCAAATGCTCTCGCAGGGTGGTAGCCAAATGCTTCGCGCCATCTGCTTGGTCGGCGAGGCCACCCTTGGCTCGATCGATCCGGCTCAGTTCGCCTTTGGTGACAACGTGCTCGGGGGATATGACCTGGCGACCGCCAACGCCACCTCGAGCCGCGTGACCTTTTACGTGTCACAGGACGGCGGCCGGATCGTGGGGACTGATCGTGTAGCCGGCCGCTCTGCCGCCAATGACGCCGGCAACTCCGAGAACGCTGGTGGGGCCGACGTCTTCGCCATCCCCGGCCTGAACAATGCCTGGACCAGCGACTTCTGCTACAGCTTCAAGCCCAGTACCCAAACCCAGTTCGGCGTCTACCAACTGATTGGTAATGGACTGGCGTTTCGTGTCAACCCTTCTCTGCGTCCGGCCGTGGTGGTCAAGACCGAACCCTCCGGTAGAAGCGACACACGCATCCGCTGCAACCCGGACGGCGTGGCCAACGCCCAGCGCGACAAGTACAACACACTCTTCTCCAGCCGCAGCGGCTTCACCCGTGTCAACGGAGCCTCTGTCAGTGGCCTGGTAAGCCTGACGGTTGGGCAAACCGTCACCTATGAGCTGTCCAGCGCAAGCGACGCCGGCACCGTCTTCATCGGTGTGCAGGAGGGTCCAGACCATGAGGAGACCTGCCGTGATGTAGCGCAGACGGTCTCCGGCCGCCAGCGAGGCTGGGATGACGCCTTATCCGTAGGGGACCTCTACAAGTTCGGTTCCGCCCTGCTGATCTGCGAAAGCCGCAGCCCGCAGGACGACATTTTCGCCTCCGAGGTGGACCAGGAGCCAATCGGAGGCGGTAAAAACATCAGTGTCACTTTCCGCGTCGTCAAAGCCGGAAGCGCTGCGATCAATGGCACCGAAACGAAGAGCACCGCAACCGCCACCAGCCACCTGTTCAAGGTTGCGGTGGCCTCGTTCGCGCTACCCCGTTCCGCCCAGGTTGTGGAACTGGGCTTCCGCAGCACCCTCGGAATTCGCATCAATGGCCTCTGCAACTTCCGCGACAGCCTCAGCCAGGGCGAGATCGATGGTCGAGCCTGCAATTACTACGACGGCCGCACCTACGCCCCCGGCCAAAGCCTGGAATTATCAAGCTACCAATCAGGTAGTTTTAGCGGATCCGAAACACGTTACGCGTTTTTCAAGATTGGCTACCGCATTGCAGGTAGCAGCACTGACTATACTTATTTAAGTCAGTGTTTCGGGGCGCGCAGCGTTACACAGCAAGCTGTGTATAACTTCGTACGGCTGCAAATGCCCTCGATGCAACGCTGGGAATTCCGCCTAGAACCATTGAGCGGCTGGGAAATCAGAAACAGCATCGCTACGGGCACCTTGGAGGTGCTTGACGCTCGCATCAGCGGTTACCGCACCGTCAGCTCCGGATCTGGAGCAGATGCCATCACGGTGGTGTACAGCGGGGAGCCGGTAGCTCGCATCCCTGAGACATTCCGCATCGCGGCGACCAAAGACAAGGGACTGGGCGTCGCCCTGGCCGACAGCGATGACTACGCCGACACTTGGGGGAAGCTCGCAGAAGCATTCCCCTTCGAAGAACTGCAGACCAGCGCCCGCTCCCCCGAGCACGAACTCGTCTACGTCAACCTGCTGGCGCCCAACCCGAACGTCCCTAACTACGACCACATGGCGCTGGTTGGTATGAACCTGCGCTCAAGCACGGAATTCGGCCAGCTGAACCAACTCAGTGTCTACGTCAACCGAGGTATCGCCGGCGGCATCCACACCTTCCCGGAGGTGTTCCAAGACCTGCTCACCAACGACCGCTACGGCGTCGGGACTGTCCTCAGCCCGCAGCAGATCGACACCACCAGCTTTGCCGAGTGCGCCCAGTGGACGCGAAGCCGCCGCTACTTCTTTGATGGCGCCTTAGCCCAGCCCATCAACCTGCGCCAGTGGGGCAGTCAGACCGCCAACTACTTCCTTCTGGATTTGGTGATCCGCGGCGGGCGCTTCTCGCTGCAGCCTGCGGTGTATTTCGATCGGCCTGAGCCCATCACCAACCTGTACACCGCCGGCAACATCCTCGAGGACTCTTTTGAGTTCGTCTACACCGATTCAGATCAACGCACCCCCAACCGCGTCTCGGTGAAGTGGCGCCAGGAGAAAGCCAGCACCGACGCCTCTGCCCGCGGCCTGTTCCCCGTCATCCGCGAGGTTACTGTCCGTGAAGTGGGTACGCCGGTGGACGCCCCTCTGGAAGCGATTGACCTAACGGATTTCTGCACGAGCGAAAACCACGCTATCGACGTGGCCAAGTACATCTGCCGAGGACGCCGACTGATCACCCACTCGGTGCGCTTCAAGACTGTCCCTACTCAGGCGGCGCTGGAAGTGGGCCGATGCTTCAAACTGGGTCTGGAAACCATCTCCTATAGCCAGCCCAACAACGGCGCCATCGACGCTACCGGTAGGGTCGTAACTACCGAACCTCTGGCCGACGGCACCTACGACGTCCTGCTGTGGAGTGGATCAACCAACGCCATCGAAGAAGTCAGCCTCTCGATAGTTAACCAGCGCAGCACGAGCCACACCAGTGCAGTGTTTTGCCTGAAGCAAAGCAGCAGCGATGTCCGCGCGTACAAGGTTCAGTCACTCGGCTTCGACGAAGACGGCAATGTAGCTGTAGAAGCTCTGTATTTCCCGTTGCAGACCAACGACTATTCGACTCTCGTGGATGGTTGGGACGTCAATAGTAACTGGATAATCGAAGGTGCAATTGGCACCAGCGAAGGGAGCGGTGCATCCACCAGCTCATTCACTGGGGTCAGCTTGATAGGCCCGAGCACGGTCACGACGGGCCTGGCCACCTCCTTCACAGCACTGATCTCAGGCACCAGCGGCAGCTACACCTACAGCTGGAGCGGGGCTGGTGTCACCTTCGGGAGCCCCAGCAGCGCAACCACGACCGTCACCGCCACGAGCTCGGGCAGCAAGACGATCACCTGTACCGTGACCGGCGGCGCCGTCGTTCGCACGAAAAGCAAGACGCTCTCGGCGGTGAGTGCCAGCACCCTTCCCGTAATCGGGACAGTCAGTCTGACTGGTGACACCACGACGACGATCAACACAGCCGAGGACTACACCCTGGAGTACACCTCGAAGCCCGCAGCAACCACCGCAGGGTCCTTTGTGGTGGGCCGTAGCTACCAGATTGTCACAAGCGGTACGACGAACTTCACCACGATCGGAGCGAGCGACAGCAACATCGGCACCGTATTCACCGCCACAGGTGCCGGCACTGGTACAGGCACGGCAGACGAACTCGGCACAGCGTTCTTCGCGTGGAACTGGTCGTCCACCACACCTGACGCCTCGGCCTCGGTCACCAACAGCGGCACCCCGAGAGCGAAGGTCACCTTCACCGCAGCCGGGGTGTACACGCTGACCGGTTCGATCAGCTCCCCCACGGCCAGTGACGGCCCGACAAAGACCGCCAGCATCGTCGTTACTGTGACTTGAGATGGCCACTCCGTTCCCCGCTATTGCTCCCACCAGCCGCAGCTACAAGCTGGGCAGTTACCCGGTGAAGCGCTTCACCTCGATCTCTGGCACCGGTGTGAGCCGGCTGTACGGATCGCAGCCCTCGGCTGCCACGCTCGACCTGGAGTTCGGCAACAAACGGGACGCCGTAGCTCTGGCCATCACGACGGCCTACGAAGACGCGAATGGGAGTTTTGGCGAGCTGAGCCTGCCCTCAGAGGTCTGGGCTGGTATGGACAGGCTGCTGCAGGAACGGCTGCAGCGCGACTACACCTGGCGGTTCAGTGAGCGCCCAACGATCACAGCAGTCAAACGTGGTCTCAGTACGATTCAGGTAACACTCGAAGGACAGAGGGACGGATGAGCGTCGTTACCGGTGCCAATGGCGCGCTTCACTTCCGCGGAGCGCGGGTGGCGAAAGTCCGCAACTTCTCGATCGACATCAGTCGAGACGCGCTCGAGGACACAGCGCTGGGCGATGACGACCGCACGTATGTCGAGGGTCTACGCGGGGCTACCGGGTCTGCGACGATCCTCTACGTCGAAAACGACGCCGTAACACGCGATCTGCTGAACAGCATCTTCCGAAGTGACGGGGCGACAAGCATTGATTTGTACCTGAATACGTCCACAAGTCGCGCTTTGAATTGTTCAGCGTTTCTTACTCAGGTCGGAACACCTGTTTCTGTAGGTGAAATCACGGCCTGTAGCTGCAGCTTCCAGGTGAGCGGCAAGGTTGGCGGAGGCTTCTGATGCCAGTTCTCGGCCATGGAGGTTCTCTGGTCCTTCAGCGCGAAGCCGCCCTCCCTGCTGTGGTGGTGCCCTCTGCTCTGGACCCCGAGAGCGACACACTCGTCGTCACAGAGGCGGGTCTGTGGACTGGGGACGAAGTTACGATGGTGTGCCCGCGCGGGCTGCCGTTCGACGCAGGAACCGATGGTCCGGAATGCCCAGATGGCTACGCGATGTACGCCGCGGGTCCCTGGTTGGTAGGGACGAATCGCACGCACGTCAGTTCAGAAAGCGCGGCGTTCTACCAAAGCAGCGGAAACCCGCAGTTTTATGTGACAGCAGCAGCCAGCGGACAGACAATAAGCAGTAATTTCTTCATACATAGAGATCCGCTAGACCGAATTTCTTTCTACGACACAAAGGTCGAAGCAATGAAGGGAGGCCAATCAGGACGAATCCCCCTGTACAACGTCGACTTCGGTTCACTGACCTTGACCGCGGAAACCAGTGATTGGGAAGTTCAAGGATTACTGCAGAGCTGGACGTTGAACCTGACTGCAAATGAAGTTGACGCAACTGCAGTCGGTGAAAAGTTCGGCGATGCCGTGAAGTCGATTGTCACAGGGGGCGGCTCACTAGACTTTTATGTAGACCGACAGTACATCCAAGGGCAGACGGATGCCACTACTTTAATGCGTCTGTTGCTGCTAACAGAAAAAGGCTGCAAGGCACGAGCGGAGTTCTGGATGATCGAGGACCGCCCCGAGAGCGGAATTCGTTTGCCGGGAGATTTGTTCTACGAAACAGAGTTCTTGGTAACATCAACTGCCATCAATACGCGAGCTACTGAGATCATTGCCGGCTCCTTAAACTTTGTCACTGTCGGAGAAATAGCACTACAAATGGGTATCAGTACCCCCGATGCCTGAACGGCTAAACTGCGAATCAGGCTGATATACCTGTGCTGTGACCAAGATCGTTCGTGGCGGCCAGAACAACTCTGCGGATCACATCGGCAGCTCACAAGCGACGTTCCGGGGTCAGATCTCAGCAATAATCGATGCGATCCGCCAGCTGGGCGGAAACCCCGAGATCGGCTCTGGCGCCCTGCTGA